ATCTATAAGACCTTTGACAATCTTACCGTATGGTGTATTCATTATTTTTGCTTCACCAATAAAATTATTACCATCAGGATATAGTTTCGTTATCATATGGGAAACTCTTTCCAAATTAACCGTTGGTCCGTCAGGATGTCCTAACTCGCCAAATGCTCTTTTTTTATTGATAAATTCTTTGTTGTATCTTGTCACTTCTTTAGCCAAAATCTCTTTTGGATAAACTCGTCCATTTCTATTTTTAATGTCAGATTGTAAAAAGACACCTTTGATTTTGTAGTCTTTTTTACCGTTGGTTTCTTCAACCAGGTATTCTGCTTGTGATACTTCTTCGGATATTAACTTCATCTTTTTCTCTCTCTTTATATTTATAAGAGTTTTTATCTAAACTCTACTACAATTGTGTAGTTATCGCCATTGGCAAAGTTTTTTGTAGATAGTAAAACATCACCTGTTGGCGTGGTAGCATTGTTAGGAATACTATTTCCGTCTGTCCTAAAGTCCATAAAACCTTGACCAGATAAAAATAAGGCAGAGGCATTAGTCACTCCGTCCCATATTATCTCAACTCCAGATTTTCTATCAGCAGTGTTAATAGAGTAGTAAACTCTAGCGATTGATCTGTTACCATCTTCCGACATAAAAGTTAATTCTGAAGCGTCAACTTTTTTAACGTTTGTTTCGCCAGTACCGTCTGAAAAGTTTGTAAGTTTTGCTACAAATTTAACACCAGAGGTGTCTGCTATAGTTTGTGTTGTTACCGTATCTGCCATTACTTGTATCCTGATTCCTTATGTGCTTCTAATACAATATTATATTTTGTAACATTTGTATCACTTGTTAAAAATATATCACCTATTGTATCAATAATTTTGTTCTCACTAGGTTTAAGGCCATAATTGCCTCTACCTGATATAATTAATTGTTTTGTTGTGTCAATACTTGATCTTTTTTCAAAGAACAAAGTAACATTACCTGTACCTAAAATTTCATATTGTAAATTAGCAATAGAAACTTTTGGTTCACTTGAAGCGTTATTAGACGCCTCTACATCTACTATTTTTTGGTCTTCTTCATTGCCAACGCCATTAGCGTTAACCATAATTTTAAAGTTATCATCAACCAACTTTGTAGATGTTATTGTCATTATCTAGGTGATGATACTGCTGAACCTACAGCGTTACCTGAAGAGGCAATAGTATCAGTTTCATCTTTTTCAATTACAATGCTGTCGCCAGCAGTAATTAATATTAATGTACCTAATGTAGTACCACTCGCATTTTTTAATGTAATTGTGTTAGCAGCCGCTTGAGCTTGTACTCTTACAAAGTGAGCTCTGCCAAAATTACTTGCTGAGATAGCACCACCAGCAGCTGTCGAGCTGCCTTTAATTTTCATTGAGCCTTGGTATGCCATTTTTATTTTTCTCCTAATTGTTCAATTACTTCTTTATCAAAGTAATCGTTTAACTCTTTTAAATTTATATTATAATGTTGAGCAACTTTATCACAAGAGCCCTCAAACCTTTTTATAATATTGCCAGTTGATTTCTCAACTAATTTAAAGACATCACTTACAGCGTCTTTCATCTTCGGGCTTAAATCGTTATAAGCCTTTGAATCAACTTTTAAATTTTCTTTAACTAGTCTGCTCACCAGCATTTTCTTCGCCTTCTTTATTTGCTAAATCAATCTGTGCCACACCATCTTTTGCTTGTGCGTCTGTTGGTGTTGGTGATACTGAACCATCAGCATTAAAAACCCCTGGATCAGCAATCTCTGGTTTAGGGTCACTATGAGCCTCTGCTTCAACAGGTTGTTTAAATAAATTACCTGCTATATCTTTTCTAGCATTATCTAAAGAATTTGCTACTTTATCTCTTAAAGCAGCTTTAAATGCTTCGCCAGCGTCATCATTTTTACCTTGTGATAACTGGTCTATAAAGTTTTTTGTGTTGTCATTTACGTCAGCCATTTTCTATTACTCCATATCATTTTGTTGAGATATTGGGGAATCAATAAGTCCATCTTCAATCTCTTTTTTGATTTGATTGTCCATTTCCTCAATTTCTCTTTCGTTTTGTTTTAATACACTTTTTCTTACATATTTTAATGAGTAGTATTTACCAATATAGTCTCTCATTTCAGAGGCTAATTGTAATCTTTCTCTCATCATTTCAGTATTTTTTAATTCAGCAAAATGGCCATCTTGTAAGTAATCATAGTTAATACTATCTCTTACATTTGACCAATCTTCTTCATTAATAATACCTTTTAATATAAGTTGTGTTCTTAATAAATCGTTAAATAATTCAGTAAATTTCTTTCTTAACCTTTGAACAAATTTAGTAAATTTTAATTCGTCTCTAGTTATTTCAGAAGCTCTACCTAAATTAAAACCAGTAGAAGACTCTAATCTACTTACTGGTACGTTTAATGATCTATATAATTTTCTTTGGAAGTATTCAATATCAGAAATTTCACCTAAATTTTGACCACCTGGTAAAGTAGAAATATCTGTACCTCTTCCACCTTCTCTACTTGGTAACCAAAAGTCTTCCAACATACTCATATAATTTCTGTCGTCTCTGATTTCTCCTGTTGAAGCGTCATAAACAAGTTTGTTTCTATATCTTGCCATAACATCACGTAGATATTGTTCAGCTTTTACTTTTGGTAAATTACCAACATCTATCTTAAATATTCTTCTTTCAGGTGCTCTAGCAATTCTATAAATTACCGTAGCGTCTTCAATCATTCTTAACTGATTAACAGGTTTAATAGCTTTATGTAAATAAGATAAAACTATATTTTTGTTTTGATCTATTAATCCTGACGGACAAAACGCTATTGTGTCAGGTGCTATTTTTATACCTGTACCAGTTGTTGTACCTGATACACCTTTCTCATTGTAAAGATAATATTCAACAAATTCATCTACAACAGAAAGCATATTAGGACCAGAACCATCTGGTCTTTTCTTTCTAATCTCTCGTATCTTTTTAACTTTACGAGGATCAATATATTTTAATTCTGTAATTCCTTTTACAGGACTTTCTCTATCAATAATTTTATGATAATAGATACGGCCATCAACGTACCATCTTCTAAAAATATCGTGTCCTTTTGTATTGAAATTTAAAAGTTTAAGGATATTTTGAAATTCATCCTCTATTTTTTTTCTTACATCTTTACCATAAGGTAGATTATTAACATCTACTCTTACAGCAGATTTCATTTCATTAGCAACAACAGCCTCGTTGACAATATCCTCAACTGCCATATCACACTCGGGGTGTAATGCTACTTCTCTATATCTACGTATTAAATCCGCCTCACTCTTTGCCGTACCTTCCATATCAAGGTACTGACCAAAGTAACCACCAGCAGCAATAGTTTGTGTACCATCATCTGCTTGAGTTGTAGTAAAGCTTTGTTTTGGATCGGCTTGTTTTTTCGCCCTTGTAATACTAAACCCAAATAATTCAGCCATTTTATATTCCTTTAATTTACTTACTACTACTTATAATAGTTTTAGGAAGATGGCCTGGAGACCAGGCCACCCTCATTAAAATTAAGTAGTTGTATTACTTTCAAAGTATTGGTAGTTGAACGTAACGTCAAATTGTTCGATTGCCGTTTGTTCATCATACGTCAATTCAATTGGTGCCACTACCGTAGGGAAAACTCCCCTTAGCGTGTACGATTTAACCGTATTACCATTTCTGTCTAAATGATCTACAAATGCATCCACTTGATAATCAACTGGATTAGTTAAGCCTTCGTTATCAGACATATTGTTGATACCGTTTTGCCATCTTTCGAAAGCATTTCTTAACTTAAAGTTTGTGTCATTATAGCAAGTAATTGGCCACTCACCGATTGTTCTATCTCCAGCAATCTTTATGTTTCTACCTCTAAAAGGCACATTCACAACACCGATAGTCATATCAGGTAATTGTGTTGATCTACATAAAAATGCTAGGTCTTCTATTTCGCCACCAACTTGTGCGTAACCAGGAAAAGGCATTGTTACCTTAAACTGATTGGCTCTTGCGCCGCCGCCAGCAAGTTTAGCTTTGAAGTCATTAATATTAGGCATATTTTATTCCTCTCTACTATTAGCCAGCGACCTCTTCGAAGGCCACTCCTGTTCTGGTTGCTACAAATGATAGTGTGATAAAGTTGATACTTCTAGCAGGTTTCACAAAGATTTCTGCTACAAATTCATTTCTATCAATAACTTCACCTGTATTGTTGGTTTCATCACATACTACTAAAAAGTCAGTAAGACCACGTCTGCCTTGTATTTCTCTTAAAAATGGCTCTATGATGTTTCTAAAGTTAGCTCTAGTAAATTCATCATTGAACTCAAATAATTGAAACTTAGCAGCTGTAGATATTGCTTTTTCTAATACGATAAACAATCTTCTAACATTGATTCTATCAAACGCTGAAGGCGAAGTTAATCCAGTTTTGTCACCGAATAGAACCGTACCTTGTCCTGGGAAAGTTGTCACAGGATTTACTCTCGCTTGATATAGGTCGTCTCTTTGTGTCTTTGTAGGATTAAATGCTAGTTTTACAGCACCTCTCACAACACCTCTGTTAAATCCAGCAGGTGAGAAGAAAGGATCAGCTATAAGGTCTGTTCTTGCAGATAGACCAGCAGTATCTCCGTTTAAAGGTACAAATCTATATACGTCATTAAATCTGTCGTACATTTGTTTGTAACCTGAATCAAAAACAATATATGAAGACGATCTTATGTTGTCAAAAAATCCAATCACATTATTAGTTTGTGTGTTCGAGTTAGTTATATTAACTACATCTGATCTTTGTGGTGAAGCAAACACGACACAATCTTTTCTATCTTCGGCGATAGTAATTAGATTGTCAACGTGTGTTGTTGAACCACTAGGTCCAGCGATAATTAAACCAACATCAACCGTTTCAGCGTCTTGGAACTTCTCGTAAGCACTTTGAAGTTGTCCGTCTGTAACCGTTGAACCATTATTACCACCTGAAAGTGATGATAATGTATTTGTTCTTACCTCTGTAAATGTAGTAGAAGCTGCGTTTGACCCCCAATTAGTACCAGCCGTAGGCCAGTCTACCCAATAAACGTGTTTAGATTGATTTCTTAACACGGTTGGTAAGTAGTTTGAGTCTCCTTGTGGAGTTAAAGCGTCAGCCGCTTTTGATAATTTAGAAAATGTTTCAATTATTTGGCCTGGTGTACCTGTAATGCCTCCGTCTTCGTCAACGACTACAACGTGGATTTCATCGCCTGAACCTGATCTATCAGTTACATAAGCAGATGTTCCTGGAGCACCACCGATAACGGCGTCATAATATCTCCATCTTCTTTTTATTCTTGCATTGTCAGCAACAACTCGTTTTAATCCGCCAGATCCTCTTGGATGCTGAACGAAAGTTACAACGTTTGTTCCTGTATTAATAGCTGTTACTCTATAAAATTCGCCATCATCAAAATCTGTTGTAGAAGCTGTAGTTGAGAATTGGATAATATCTCCAACACTAATTACGTTATCTGCTAGGTCGACATCATCAACCGTTACGGTTGTGTCGCCTACAGCGCCTGCTGACGCTACAGAGTTTCCTGAGGCTAATTCTTGTGAGAAAGCTACTGCGCTAGGGCATACGGACACGAGTAAGTTATTACCGTGAGCGCCTGCTGTTCTAGCCGCATAATTGGCACCACCAAAGATTTCTCCTCCAGCATAGTTATTGTCATAATCATCTAAATTCTTAATCAACAATGAACTACCAGAGTCGTTAGCATTGGCGTGTGATGTTTGGGTTGCTCTTACAATCCTTAGAGAGTTTGAATATTGTAGAAAGTTAGCAGCCGAAAAAAAGTGCTCAAAGTTATTTGAGTCAGGTTTTCCGAATGTATCTACTAATTCAGCTTCACTAGATATAGTAACGACCTCATCTAAAGGCCCTTTTCTAAACTCACCACCATAAGCACCAATTGAAGTTGATACTGCTGGTATGATTCTAGTTAAATCTCTTTCTTGTACGAGAACACCCGGGGATACTTGAAATGCCATAGGTTTATTCTCCTCTTAAATTAGCTAATTTACCTTGTTTATTTTTCTCAAAAATCGTATTATTCATACGCCCATAGTCAAATGTCATCTTGTAGATATTTATAATAACCTTAAATTACATACCTTTTCTG